GAACATATCATTTCACAGATGGAAGAAGAAAGAGGATTAGACCGTACTGCTGCTATTGCGGATATGCGTTTTACCTTTATTAATAAATTAGTTAAAGAAACAGTGGTTAAACCACATGAAAGTAAAGAAAGAGAAAGAAGCCGTAAGATTGATGAAGTCTTAACAGGTAAGTATACAGGTGTTCCAGCTTTTATCATTATTATGGGACTCGTATTCTTTTTAACATTTAATGTATTTGGTGCCTGGGGACAGTCACTTATGGAAATAGGTGTTGATGCTTTGACTAAAGTTGTAGACAAAGGACTTACTGCTTGGAATATTAACCCAGTACTACATTCATTAGTCATTGATGGTGTATTCCAGGGTGTTGGTTCTATTATTAGTTTTTTACCTATTATCGTTATTTTATTTTTCTTCTTATCATTATTAGAAGATACAGGATATATGGCGCGTGTCGCTTTTGTAAGTGATAAACTACTCAGAAAGATTGGTTTATCAGGAAGAAGTATTGTACCAATGTTGATTGGATTTGGATGCTCTGTGCCAAGTGTTATGGCCAGCCGTACACTCCCTTCAGAACGTGACCGTAAGATGACAATCATGTTGACACCATTTATGAGCTGTACTGCAAAGCTTCCAATCTATGCATTCTTTGCAGCTGCATTCTTCCCAAAACAAGCTGGACTTGTCATGGTAGGCTTATATATCTTTGGCATTGTGATGGGTATTATTACAGCTCTTATTTCTAAGCGTTTCTTATTCAAGGGTGAAGCTGTTCCATTTGTGATGGAACTCCCTAACTATCGTATGCCTAGCGCAAAAACTACTTTCCAGTTATTATGGGAAAAAGCGAAGGATTTCTTACAAAGGGCTTTTGGTATTATCTTTATCGCTTCTATTGTCATTTGGTTCTTACAGAGTTTTAATTTAAGACTAGATTTAGTTTCTAATTCACAGGATAGTATTCTAGCAATGGTAGCAGGATTTATTGCGCCAATCTTCAAACCTTTAGGTTTTGGTGATTGGAGAATTTCTACTTCACTTATTGCAGGATTTATGGCTAAAGAAAGTGTTGTTTCTACACTCTCAGTATTATTTAAAGGAACAGAATCTTTAATGACAATACTTACACCTCTAGGTGCATTATCACTCTTAGTATTCTGTTTATTATATACACCTTGTGTGGCAGCTATTGCCTCTATTAAAAGAGAACTAGGTGCTGCCTGGGCTATAAAGATTGTAGTATTTCAGTGTGTCATTGCCTGGATTTGTGCCTTTATCGTACATACTATTGGATTACTCTTCATATAATTATTTTTTTCAAAATAGTTGTAATGTTTGATACATTTATTGTGATTAATTATAATAAATGTATTGAAGGAGGTGTTCATCATGAGATTATCTAAAATCATACTTTATTCAGATGCGAAAGGACGTGGAGTAAAACCGGATGCTTGTGTAGAAGTCAGTCAGCGTTTAACCATTATGCGTGATGGACACATCTGGTTTACTGGATACAATTACGGAGATGGATTCAATTCTAGAAGAATTATTAGACGTAAAAGAGTGAATATAGGCCAAGAAAAAGCTGAAACACTCTTAGAACTATTAAAAGAATTCTTTCTTGAATCTTCTAATCATCCATCCTCTACAAATCGTGATTGGTGGCGTATTCAGTTAATTGATGAAGACGGAAATGAATACAACTATAATGTATCTATTGTAGGAGAAGTCATTCTTAAAGAAATAGATCTCACACAATATATGAGAAATATTATTCCTATAGATGATATGTATTTGTTTGGGAACAAGGATTCACACAATTTGACATAATCGAATTATAATCTTAACACATTCATTAAGTATTATATAAACTGTAGTCAAGCAATCCCTTCCCTTCGTTAGACTACAAAGTACAAGTGTAAATACAAGAAAGAAGATAAGTGTTCCCCATGCTTATCTTTTTTCTTTATCATATAGTTTGTGTTTACTAACTAATTTATGTAGTATGAAGGATAGGAGGTATTTATATGGTTTTAATTATACCCTTTATAGGAACAACACTAGGTGCAGCCTGTGTGTTCTTTATGAAAAGAGAATTAAGTTTAAATATACAAAAAGCACTCATTGGATTTGCGGCAGGTGTAATGGTGGCTGCCTCTATCTGGAGTTTAATCATTCCATCACTTGATCAATCTTCTACCTTTATTCCTGCACTTATAGGATTTTGGTTAGGTATACTATTCTTATTATTACTTGATCATTTGATTCCTCATATGCATTTAGATCATAGTCAGGAAGGACCACGTAGTCACTTGTCTCAAACAATCAAGTTAGTACTTGCAGTCACTATTCACAACATTCCTGAAGGAATGGCAGTAGGTGTTGTCTATGCGTCTTATTTATCAGGTAATAAAGGAATAACTGCTATGGGAGCACTTGCTTTATCAATAGGTATCGCAATACAGAACTTTCCTGAAGGCGCAATTGTATCCATGCCTTTAAGAAGTACAGGAGTGTCTCGATTGAAGTCTTTTATGTATGGCACATTGTCAGGTATTGTAGAACCTATCGGAGGTTTTATTACAGTCTTATTATCAAGTTATATTATCTCAGTGATGCCTTATTTACTTAGTTTTGCGGCAGGTGCTATGATGTATGTTGTAGTAGAAGAATTAATTCCTGAAATGAGTCAGGGAGAACATTCACATCTAGGTGTATTATTATTCTCAGTAGGATTTACTTTGATGATGGTTCTAGATGTCGCATTAGGTTAATTCGTAGTATTCATCTTTACTATTAGTTGAATTAAGCATAAGATAGATATAAGAGGTGAAATAAATGAGAAAGATATTCATAGTTTTATTGATGTCTTTGTTTTTTATAAGCCCAGTTTATGCAGATAATCATGTAGTCAATGTCAGCTATGATGGTGAAGTGACAACTGCTTCTGGAGAAGCACCATCACTCCCATTAAAGGCGAAGGTAACCTTCTATGATGGTAGTGAGAAGGAATATAATATTGATTGGAATACATTTGATGAAAGCTTATATAAGACAAGAAATGCGAATCAATTTACTGTCACAGGCTCTATTGCAGACTTACAGATAACCACTAGTTGTATAGTGAATGTAGAAGCAGCTAAAATAACACATATCGATGATTTAGCTAATAAAACAGTGACTATAGGAGAAGCACTCTCTTTACCTGCCACTGCTTCTGTAACATGGTCTAATGGAGATCAATCAAATGAAATCATACGCTGGGATAATTATGATAATAATGCTTTAAAGTATGTACATACATTTTCTTTAAATGGTCATATTTATGATCAGACTATTACACAGACAGTTCATGTAAAGTATGCATCTGTTACAAGTGTAAGTGTTCCTGCAGTTGTTTATACAACTACAGGAGTAGAAGCACAATTACCACAATATGCGACTGTTAGTTATTCTAATAAGACAAGTAAAAAGGTCAAGATTATCTGGAATAATCAGATTTTTAATGAAGCAGGTAAATATACAGTTTATGGTAAGTTATATCAGTCTACACGTAAAGTATCAATACGAGTAGAAGTAAAGAAAAATGAAGACACTACTACAGAAACACCAAAACAGGAAGAACCTGTAAAAAAGACTAAGACTAAGAAAAAGACTAAGAAGGTTCAAAAAGAAGAGAAGTCATCTTTTTCTTATGTGATTGCATTAGTTGTATTCACAGCTATTTTATTTGGTTTTATCACATTAATTTCTTTTATTAAAAGAAAGATTAGAATTAAGGAGAATCGTTAAGGATTCTCTTTCTATTTTATTAATAAGGTAAGCGTTTACTGGAGGGCAGAGTATGGATGAAATAAGGGGTGTTAGAAAAAAGAATGTTATTAAGATTATTCAGTCGTTAGTAAAACAAGGAGGGTGTACAAAGAATGAATTAGTATTCTATACAGGTTTATCTTTATCTACGATTGATAGTCTTTTAGAAGAGATGTTGAAAAGTAATCTTGTGATTAAAGAAGGATATAGAGAATCTACTGGTGGAAGACCTAGTATGGGCTATCAAGTCAATGGAGAGTTTTCACAAACATTATATATAAATGTTTCATTATAATTTTCCTCCTGTATTTATGCGGTTTTTTAGGGGTTTGAAACACTATGAAAGCGTAAACTAGTAACAAATCAGTAACAAGAAAAGCCACTCCTTGAAGTGGCTTCCGCAGGTAGGCTCACTTAGAGTGCTTCAACCGCTAACACAATAAGTATATCACAATATAATAAAAAAGCCGACAAAAGCCGGCTCTCTCATATAAGAAAAATAATAAAGATTTTGGTTTGTTGTAACTTGCAGAAAGGAGACGCATATTTACAACAACCTAATTATATGATCATGAGTTCTATTTATCAAGTACCATATGGAACGCTAGAATTTAATCTTATTGATCTCTGTCCATAACTTATTCTTAGAGGCATTGGTATAGATATCAAAGGTGATATCATTCAGTTTGTGTCCAAGAACCTTTTTACGTATATAAATATCAATATTGTAAAGCTGACAAAGAGAAGCAAAAGTATCTCTTGTATCATGCATCTTGTGGTTCATGCCTAGCTGATTATTGAGGGCATAGAGTACAGTCATGTAAAACCATGTTCTTTTTGAATCAAATAGTCTTTCTTTCTTATTAATCAGTTCATCAATGACATACTGCTTTATTCCGTCATGTATAGGAATGATTCTATTTCTTCCGGCTTCTGTCTTGGACCCTGTAATGATATAACTGATTTTTCTTTCTACTCCATCATCATTGCAAGGCTCGTCTATGTGTATCTGTTTTCTATCAAGTGAGAGGAGTTCGGAAAGCCTACACCCGGTATAGATATAAATAAGCAGCACATGCGCTTCTGGTGTATCTAGTTTTTTGAGTTTCTTTATTTCATCAAGTGTAAAGGCTTTGTGCATCGTTGATTTAGGAAGACTCTTTATTTTTATATAAGTAGAATAATCATCGTCTCTACTGATATATTTGTGCATTACTGCATACTCGAAGACTTTGACACAGATGTACTTCATATCTCTCTGTACACTTACACCAGTATCCATTTCATCAAATATGTTCTGCATATCTCTTAATGTGATTATATTGACAGGCATATTTGACAGTCTATCAAGATGGCTAAAAGCGTTCAGGATGTTTTTGTGTCCTTTATCGGTTCTATTGCTGAAGGTTTCATTGTCTATGATAGTAAAGATTTCCTTAAATGTTGGCACTCTCTTCTGAGTCTTTTCCTGTATCTTTTCAAAAAGATCAGGCGCGAGGTTTCTAGCCTCCTCGTTTGTTATGCTGCTTGATCTCTTTAATGAGTAAATAGATAAGGCATTCAATGCCTCTTCACGAGTTGCGAATGTTCCAATGCATATCTGCTTCTTCTTGCCTGTTATTATATCTCTTTCATCGCTCATAACACGAGCACAGAAGGGGTTTCTTCTTTTGCCTGATAATTTAACCACGGTACCTGTATTATTCGGTCTACGTCCAAATCTAGTCTTTCTAGGCATAATATGACACGTCCTTTCATTAATGCTGTTTGATTTGACAAATGTTATTTAGCGTGATATTCTCACATTAGAAATAAGACCCAGGTTAGGTAGCTAAATACTAAGCGTGCTATTTTGTACGTTGCCTCCTGGGCTTTCTTTTTTTAGTTAAATATAACACGGCCTTTCAGTTGTAATTTGCCTTAAACGTGCCAATCGTGATATAATTGAGTACGTAAAAGGACTTTATGTGATAGTTTCTTTTATATGAGTGATACGCCAATATCACTGTTGCACCCTAGCGCCAACTAGGGTGTTTTTTTATTGCATAAAGCAAAAGCCCCTTATCTTTTGATAAGGAGCTTTACTAACCGCATCAGGTGCAGTCATTTCTGTTCCTTACCATTATATACATCAAAAAAGATTTTATCAATTCTTTTTAAATCCACATCTTATATCACATCACTTTGGAAAGCGACGGCTCTTCCGATAACCCTAACTTGATTCAACTGCTCTCCTGTAAGGATTATATCCTGATACTTTGGATTCTCAGGCTTCAAAATAACTAGATTCTGTTCACGATAATAGAAGAATCTTTTTAGTGTAGCCTCATCATCTATGATTACTACAGCAATCTCTCCGTTCTCAACTATGTCAGTTTTCTTCACAAAGACAATATCACCGTCATGAATCCTTGCATTTATCATACTGTCGCCCTGACATTGGAGACAGAAATCAGCACCAATATCAGTACCAACCATTATATAGCTTTCTCTGTCTTCATCTGCGAAGATAGGCTCACCACATGCTACCTTACCCAACAGCGGGAGTTTAATTCTGTCTATTTTGTAAAGATTGTTACAATCGATTGCTTCTTCTTTGGTTTCATTGTTTTCCATTTCTACGTCATATCCTAATAACCATGTTGGGTCAACGTTTAAAGCCTGACTCATTAGATATAGTCGTTCATCTTTTGGTTTTGCATATCCACTCATGTATTGAGAAATGGATGATTTAGGAATATTCGTCTTATTAGACAGTTCTTTTGGAGTCATATTTCTAATTCTTAAAGCAGAGGTTAATCTATCTTTAATATCAGCATTAGGTCTCATATACATCATCTCCTTTCTATTTATATTATATATAGGGTTTGTAAACTAATCAATAAAAAGGTTTAATTAAATTAAACAAAAGTATTGACTAAATAGTTTAAAAATGTTAAACTAGTATCAGAAAGGAGGTAATGAAGTGAATGATTTGGAAAAGAAAATAAAAAAGCTGAGAAAATTGGTAGCACAATTAACTCAGCTCGTTTGGGACATAGGTTCGCTCCTAGCAGTCCTTAAGTTTATAATAGAAAGTCTTAGATGACTTTCTATTTATAAAACTATCATCATTCACTTTAAATAGCAATATGAAAAAAGAAATTTTTAAACTAATTATAAGCATCATTTGGCTTATTGTTGCTGTTTTTGGGGTATTTTTATTATTTATGGGTTAGGAGGTAGAATATGGCTTTTGATTACAGGAAACTGAAAGGTAGAATCATTGAAAAATATGGCAGTCAATTAAATTTTGCTGATGCATATGGTATTTCCGAAAATACATTATCATTAAAAATGCGTAATAAAGTAAGATTCACTAGTGATGACATAATTGCAATAAGCGATATGCTCGATATTCCCGAAAACGAAATAGGGTCTTATTTTTTTACAAAACAAGTTTAAAAAAATTAAACTTCAAGGAGAAACAAAAATGAACGAAGTACAATTATTTAATTTTGAAAATCATGAAGTAAGAAGTCTTTTGATTAACAGTGAGCCTTGGTTCATCGGAAAAGATGTGGCTGATGTGCTTGGGTATAAGAATCATAATGATGCATTAAGTAAGCACGTTGACGGTGAAGATAAAGATACAATCGCGATTCGCGATTCTATCGGTAGAAATCGAAACACTCCAATAATCAACGAAAGTGGTCTATACAGTTTAGTCCTCTCAAGCAAGTTACCATCAGCCAAGAAGTTCAAGCGTTGGGTAACAAGTGAAGTTTTACCAGCGCTAAGAAAAACAGGGCAGTACCAAGTGAAGGAACTAAGCGGACAGGAATTAATGGCTAAGGCATTAATCGAGGCTCAAAGTGTTCTAGCTGCTAAAGACAAGCAGATTGAGGAAATGAAGCCTAAGGTGGTATTTGCTGATGCAGTGGCAACTAGCCACACATCAATCTTAGTGGGCGAACTTGCAAAGATTCTAAAACAGAACGGAATTGACATGGGTCAGAAGAGATTATTTGCATGGCTCAGAGAAAAAGGATATCTGATCAAGCGCCAGGGCACTGATTACAACATGCCTACACAGAAGGCTATGGAACTAGGTCTCTTTGAAATCAAGGAAGGCTCTTACGGCAACGGCTCAGGTGTAAACATCATTACTAAGACGCCTAAGGTTACTGGCAAGGGTCAGCAGTATTTCATTAACAAGTTCCTTCAATAGGAGGTGATCATCATGGATGAATGGAGTATCAGCGTTGAGGAAGTCATGCAGATTACTAAGAAAAGCAGAGACTTCATTCTAAACGCTATAGAGCAAGGTGTAATGCCTGGGTCAGTAGTAAAACATGATTCAGGTAAAAGAAGTACATACATCCCTAGAAAGGCTTTCATGGATTACATGAACAATTACTATAGAGGTCCATCTGACCAATTGATTGCAGCAGTGGTAGAGGAGCTCACTAAAAGAAAGACAATTGAATAAGTAGCATAGTTGCTCGTAGGCACCTAAGGCTAGGAGACAAATAATAATTCGTAGAATGAACTGCAATACATAATTTAACATTTCTCTTTTTGGATAATTCCATTGACTATACATACCTACTGTATACGGTCTCCTAGCGCTAAGTGCTTATGAGCATATAAAAAAAGAACACACGACAGCCATCGTGTGCTCCCACTCAATCTTCTCGGAAAAGATTGATAAAAATCAGACAGTGCTAATTATAGCACGGAAAGAGGAAATTATGAATAGTAAAAGAATCTTATTAATCACAATTAATTTGTTTGTTTTAGGCATGGTTATTTCAATGATTAGTACAGGCACAAATTGGGATAGTACAGCCGCACATGTCTTAAGTGCTTTCTCATTAGGATTAAACATCTTATTTTTGGAATATATCGGATTAAAGGGGGATAAATAATTATGATCAAACACGTAGAAACACCATTCCTACACCTTGAGATTAAAAACGGGAACTGTGAAGTAACAGGAACAGGAAATACATGGCAGTACTTACTTCTATTTGCTTACATCGTTAAAGCTGCCAAAGAAGGACGCTTTACTAATGGGTATGACGATGAAGGAGAAGAAAAGGAATTCAATAGAATTCTAAACAAGGTGTATGAAAGTCCAGATGATGCAATTGAAGTATTTGGACCATTAGGGGATGTAAATACAATCTCTGATATCTTAGAAGCACTAGATAACTTATTCGGAGGGGATTACGTAGATGGAGAATAAGAAAGATATTCTAGAGAGCCTGTTCGAGACTCTCACTAGAACTAGAAAGTGGAGCGATGAAATCGCTGAAATGCTATATCACAAGGATAAGAACGGCAATGAAGAGGTCACTGTAAGACTTTATGAAGGTAATGCAGAAATGTTTATTGATGTTACTGGAGACAGTGGCATGGCTCTCATTAAAGATGTAATCGCAGCTTTAGAGGAAATACGATGACCTCTTTCAAAGGATTGTTCGATTGTCTCTATGAAGAAATACCAAAATCAAAAGAAGGGTGGCTCTCTCAGAGAAGAAAAGGTATCGGCGGTTCAGATGCTGGAATAATCGAAGGTGTCAACCGCTACACCACACTTCATGAGTTGTGGGAAGACAAAACAAATAGGCAAAAGAGACCTCAGGTCTCAAATCATGCCATTGAGATGGGAAACCGTCTAGAACCTGTAATGTTCAACTTGTTTGAAGCATTATATGGGGATGAATACGAAGTCATTGATACAAAGGATTACTCCTTATCCAGGAAAGATAAGGAATGGATGCGAGCCAACTTGGACGGTGCTCTTATTCGTAAGGAAGATGGATCAACAGGGATTTTAGAAATAAAATCAACGACCATAAATAAGTGGCAGTACTTTCAAGAAGAGTGGGGCGATGATTCAATGCCTCAGACATATTACTGCCAATGCCTTCATTACATGAACGTGACAGGTGCTGAATTCGTTGTCTTATTCGCAATAGCCATGATGCCATGGTGTGACGAGACAAAAACTATCATTAGAAGAATTGAAAGAAGCGAGGTGCTTTTGGATTTAATGCAGCTAGAAGCAGATGAAGAAGCCTTCTGGAAAAAGCACATCGTGGAAGATATTGAACCAAATTTTATTTAAAGGAGAAAAAGAATGAGATTTAAGAAAGAAATTAAAGACCGTCTCTATGGCGGTTATCTCGGTGTTGTCACTGACAAGATTGATTTTGAAATTATCAAAGTCATGTTTGCAGATGATAAAAAGAAAGTTGAAGGGCTTGAGTGGCCTTTCGGTGCAGTGAGTGCAGTTATCGCAGTTGCACCAGACGGATCAGTAGTCGCATTAAAAGAAGAACACGCTGAAAGCTATGAATTAGTAAAGTATCAGGATGCAGTGGAAGAAGATACACAGCCTATTGATGCAGATGTCAATGAAGTTGCTGAGATGCCTAGTTTAAGTGTTGTGAAGGTCATTCCAGCACAGATTGAAGGATGTAACGTAAAACACTTCAAAGAGGCTGTAAAGTCTTATTTGAAACGCTATGACGGCATTGTAGTGACTGCAGACAACTATAAAGAGTTATCTGACGTTGTTTCTAAGCTGAAGAAAGAAAAAGACAATGTCAATGAAAGCAAGAAGGTAGTCAAAAAAGAAGCAATGAAAGTCTACACAGACTTTGAGAACGATATGAAAGAAGTGTTAAAGATGTTTGATGCTTCTATTAGTTCATTATCTAGTGATATTAAGGAATTCACAGATAAGGAAGTAGCAGAGAATGAAATGGTTGTAAGAAAACTCTGTAATGAGGCTCTTAATTATTATGTGCATAGAAATGATTTCGATGGATACTGTGCAACTAAGGTTTTCTCTATTGATCCACGCTGGAGTTCTCTAAAGAAGTTCATCAACAATAAGAAGCCAACCAAAGCATTAGTAGATGCAATCAAGAATGAATGTGAAAGAACTAAAGAAACATATAAATCATACTTGCAGCGCTGTGAGTCTTTAGACATCTATTTAGAGGCTAGATGTAAAGAAACTGATGTTGATCAAGAGATGATTGACGTGAGTGTCTATAAAGATAAGTTAAGAAACGGCTCTTTTGAAGACATTAAGCCACTCCTAGAAAGAAGATTTAGAGAAATCATCAATAGACGAGATGAACAGGAACATCAGAAGAAAGAAGAAGCAAAGAAGGAAGAAGTTAAGCAGCAAGAGCCTGTAAATGTTTCTTCAGAAGAAAAAGAACCTCTAAAGATGCTGGTTGGTAAAATCGTAGGAACAAATTCAGCACTAAATGAATTAAAAACATCTCTAGACTACCTCAAAGCCAAATATGATGGCTGTTTCGATTATGATTTAAGATTCCCTAGAAAGAAGAAAGAAGGTAAATAACAATGACAGTTAAAAACAGTTTAAGAAAAGACACAACAAACAAAGCAAAATTCAGTACTTTTATCGCAAGCCCAGCAGTACAGAGAAAAATCAATGATGTTGTTGGCGGTAAGAATGGAACACGTTTCATCGCTTCTATTACTTCTACAGTTGTCAATGATCCAAAGCTTCAGGAATGTGAGCCTAATAGTATCATTACTGCTGCATTTCTTGGCGAATCGCTCAACTTATCTCCTTCTCCTCAGTTAGGACAGTACTACTTTGTACCTTGTAAGACTAAGAGAGGAACAGTTGCACAGTTCCAGTTAGGTTATAAAGGCTGCATTCAGCTAGCTATCAGAAGTGGACAGTATAGAAAATTAAATGTTATTTCAATCAAGGAAGGAGAATTAATCCGTTATGACCCTCTTAATGAAGAGATTGAAGTCAGATTAATTGATGATGAACTTGTAAGAGAGAACGCTAAGACAGTCGGCTATTATGCAATGTTTGAATATACAAACGGCTTCAGAAAGACAATGTACTGGTCAAAAGAAAAGATGGAAGCACATGCGCTTAAGTATTCTCAAGGATATGCAGCAGACAAGAGAAAAGGCACTAACTGGACATTCTGGTCTAAAGACTTCGATGGAATGGCATATAAGACTATGCTCCGTCAGCTGATCAGTAAGTGGGGTATCATGTCAATTGATCTGCAGAATGCTATCGATGCTGATATGGCAGTAATCAATAGTGATGGTACAAAAGAGTATGTTGATGCTCCTGTTACATTTGTAAACGATGAAGAACCACAGGCACATGAAGAAGCACCTAAAGCAATCGAACATGAAAGTTCAGCGCCTAAAGCACCACAGCCACATGAAGAATCTGACAAGGTTCTAGAAGAGGCGATGGTCAATACTGATTTCGGCGATGCTGAATTTGGTGACTTCGATGATGGTTATGATTATGAACAGTTCTAATTAAAGAAAGGAAGACATAGGGATGGATGAAAAAAGAAGATGGATCAAGTTATACATGATGGACTACGATGAAGTCTATCATGATTCAAAAATGCTACACCTTTGGATTGACATCCTTCTTCATGCCAATCCTGTTGATTACTATCATCATGGCCAGCTTATTAAAAGAGGACAATGCATCTTGTCTCTAAGACAGGTATCAGAAAGATGTGGAATGGCAAAAAACACCATTACTAAATATCTTCACCTCTTAGAAGAGTGCGGAAAAATCAAATTAGATATATCTAGAAAAGGCACTCTTATAACAGTTGAGAACTGGGACAAATATCAGAACCGTGTCTCACCTAGTGTCCTAAAAATAGGACAAGAAGTAGGACAAGAAGTAGGACAAGAAGTAGGACAAGAAGTAGGACAAGAAGTAGGACGTAATAAGAATAAAAGAATAAAAGAAATAAAGAATAAAAGAAGACTGTCTGTCAGTGACTCTGACTTGTCTGATTTAAAATCTTTTCTTATTGAAAATGACTTTGAAGAAGTTGCCGATGAAGTAATAGAAACATGCAAACTCTATGGACTTGAGAAAATAACCAATCTAAAGAATTTTGCTTTAGCAGTGGCAAAAGAAAAGAAATGGTACCAGAAGAAAAAGAAACTTAAAAAAAGAGTAACCGAAGAAGATAAAGAAGAGTTAAGAAGATTAATGGGAGACTTGCATGATTAAGAGAAAAAAGAAGTCTCTGAAGAAGAAGTCTCTGATGAAGAGGTTGCTGAATTAAGAAAATCAATGGAAGAACTAGGAGGAGGTTTATAACATATGGAATATGTGAATAGCAAGAAGTTAGAAGCAGTCGCTACCTTCATTTGTGAAACAGAAGTTGAAGGCAATTGTATTTGTGACAATTTCAATGAAGTTCTAGAAGAAAATAAAATCAATGTTTCTTGTACTGCTAGCAATTGCAAAAGCAACTGCCCATTCTATTCAAAAGACAACTTCTTAAATTGGATTAAGAAGCCAACTAAGAAGTTAAGCATTAGAGAGGTTAAGAGACCTAAAGAAAGAGATTTTAGCCTTTTTTTAGACACAAAAGGTAAATCGTTAGTAAATTATAAAAAATATGCCGAAGCATTAGAAAGATACTGCACTGATTTGGAAAACATATTCGCCAACCTCGAATATGATCTAGACAATGCAGAATGTGAAAATAAGGCATTACTTGAAAAATTATCAAAGATTAGAGATGTGCTTGATGAAGGGTATTGAAGGTAGGAATTTTGAAATGTTAAACAAAGATGTTTTAGATAACTGTGAGGTGGTCAATGATGCTGAAGAATAAAGAAGAGAGAACCTCATTTTTAAGAAATGAGAAGAATTGGGAAGCTGAGTATTTAACAGCTGATATTAAAATGTTGACTTTAAAATTAACACCTAAACTATATGTCAGAAAAATTCAAGTGATGGGTTTTAATAAATTTTTTAAAAAAAGTGGATGGTATACGCAGTTTACTAAGTTCTTTTATCCTGATGATCTATATTATGGTCCTAATGCTTCAGATACAGAATTATTAAAATATTTAACTGCACATAAAAATGATGATTACATTGAAGACTTAGAAGTAGAAGGAGAACAGTAAAATAATGAGAATAAATGAAGTGTTAACAAGAGTCGATGAAGATGAACTCATTGACATTAGATGTAAAAGTTGGAATTTTTGTATACAAGGAACAAAATGGGAAATCACTCATAGTGACACATTCATGGATAACCATTATGGAGATATGTTAGTAACTCATATTGAAGTAAATGATTCGCCAAGAGGACACGCAATCATGCTATTGGCTGATTAAGGAGGAAAGTAAATGGATCCACAGGAATTACATAATATGCTTGGTACTCTTGTATCAAATTGTCCGGAACTTGGAAAAGTATGCGAGACATGGGGCAACCAGCACATGTTAACTATCGCAATGGAAGAAAATGCAGAACTTATACAAGCAATATCAAAAATCAAACGTAATGGATTGGACCCAATCAATGCTTCACATTTGGATGAAGAGACTGCGGATGTATTGATATGTATCTGTGAGTTATTTGTGATGGGATATCTAGATGTCCATGAAATTGCTGAAATCATAGAAAGAAAAGTAGAAAGATCCATGAGGAGAACTCAGGATCATATAAAGGAATTAGAAGAGGAGGATAGCTTCAATGGTGTGTTTTAGTGCCGAAAAAGTACAGGAAATTGTAGAAGAAAAGGAAGCCGAATATAACAAGCTAGAAGAAGAGTATTCATATTTGAAAGAAGAATATGGAGAGCTTGAAGAAGTATGTCAAGACTTAAAAAAAGAAAACAATACTCTTAAAAGAGAAAAAAACAGTTTAGTGAAAGCAAATGCTACTGTATTGAATTTCTATAGAGAAGATTGTGGGAAAATGGATGATATACAAAAATTAAACAGTAAGCTTGTTAGAAGCTGTAAAAAGGCTAACAGGGATTTCTTTATCTTAGCAGCAGCTTATGTTGCTACACTAGTGCTAATGATTTACTTGTTTATCAGATAGGAGTGATATAGATGTTTTTATTGCAGGTATTAGAAAATGTATTTTCTGTGTTTGCTATCGTTATGCTGATTGTTGCTGTCCTTATTGTGATATCAGTAATTGCTATTGCGGTGTTTGTTATCGTGTCGGTCGTTGTGAATGGCATAGAAGAAGATAAGGAGAATAATAACTTATGACAATAAATGACAAGGAGGAACACTATTAATGCTTAATCGTGCTTTATTAGTCGGAAGACTTACAAGAGACCCTGAACTAAGAAGAACAGGGAGTGGGAAGGCAGTCACTTCTTTCAACTTAGCAGTAGAAAGAAACTTCAAGAGTGATGATCAGGAGGCTGACTTCATTAACTGCGTATGCTGGGGGAAGATTGCGGAAAATACAGAACGTTACTGTTCTAAGGGTTCCCTCGTTTCTGTTGATGGTCGCATTCAGACAAGAAACTATGAGAACAATCAAGGTCAGAAGGTATATGTTACTGAGGTGATTGCTGACTCTGTACAGTTCATTAACACTAGAAAAGAAAATCAAACTGCACCACAAGCACCAGTAAATAGTCAAGCACCTGTTAACAATTATGTACATAATGAACCAATTCAGCAGTTCGAGGATGAAGGATTGGTTATGGAAGAGGATGACATTCAATTCTAATGAGCAAGTACAACTCAAGAAAAACTACAGTTGACGGCTTCACGTTCGATTCCAAGAAGGAAGCAAAACGCTATTTGGAATTGAAACAGATGGAAAAAGACGGATTAATTCATAATCTACAATTACAGGTACCTTTTGAGTTAATCCCTCCTTTTGAAATCGAAATTGATGGCAAAAAGAGAAAAAGAAGAAGGATTGAGTATATTGCTGACTTCGTCTATTACATCAATAACGTTAAAGTTGTGGAAGATGTCAAAGGCAGAAAAACAGAAGTATATAAGATTAAGAAAAAGATTTTTGAATATAAATTCAAAACAACGATAAAGGAGACGTAGAAAAATGATAAGAACTGGTTCTTATTATGCATACAATGCAGATGATGGCAGCTTTTTAGCATGTGGGAGCAGTAATAAAATGTGGGGTTTCTTTGGAATCTCAACAAACGCACTTAGATACCATTTGAATAATGACAAGATATACAATTCACGTAAATATGATCTTCGTCTAAAAATCAAATGGGTTGATGGAGTTATTGAAGATATCGAACCAACAATCAAACTTAAACCAAAGCCAATACTGCAGATAGAAAAAAAACCGAATAAATTAAAATGTAACTTCATTGAAGTGTTCAGAGTATTCAAAGAGCCAAGAACGGAAGAAGAAAAAGAATACATGAGAAATAATTTTTCTGTTATCAATCTGGAAAGAGTTAGATTTGAATTGATAAAGCACAAAAAAGAGTCATATCCGTACAGAATAGCGTTCTACACAAATGGACAACCACATAATTTGGTGTTTGATGAATATTTTCTTTCGTTGGAGTTGGCAGAACAGCGTATTAAATATCTGAAGAACTTCAAAAGCAAAAAAGACAACGGGAGCTTTTGGTATGATGGTGTTAATTACGAAGCAGATAGAGTTATCATTGCAACAAGAACACGAAATAATAGAAATATGATTATTTCTTTAGATGATATTTCTACAAAGAAAACAGACCATAACGAATATTTGGATCTAGCTAGATTCATTCAATCAGAATTCATCAGATAATCAAGCAGGGCATTGAGTTCTTTATTAGATTTTATATACTATCAAGAAAATTTATTAGGACCCCTCATACTTAATAGATTCTTTTCTAAAAGCAAGATCCTCTCATGGACTTGATGCCCTAACATATTTTTCTATTCTAAAACCAACAAACAACAGCAGTGTCATGGCTTTGCTTCCATCTCTTCACCTTACTTTGCAAAGAATAAGAGTAAGAAGCGTTAATTTTGCTACTATCCAACTAAGTTGTGATGCTACTGGGAAGACAGAAAGAATGAATTGAAAATCAAAAGACAGAGTAAAGGACTTCTTTCTCTCTTCCAGAAAGGAGGTTAAATGGGAAACTTTGTTTTATATCGTAACGGCAAAAGAACCGATATAACTGGATCAATAGAAAAGATAAGTCAGTATGTTGATGCTACTCAATTAGCTCTAAAACATAGATGGCAACGTATATATAAGCATGAAAGTGTATTTTCAAATGAGATACCTATTAAAATAGGAAGTGTGTATGATAATGAGGAATATATGACAAACATATATGATCATAGAAAAGTACACAAGAAAGAAAAGAAAAGAGCAAACTACGAAGATAGACAGTTCTATGTTGTCTATGATATGAATGACAATGTAATTGTTGCAGGCACTGCTGAAGAATGCGCTAATAGGCTATCCATTGGATTAGCTAGTTTCTACTGCAAGGCAAGCAATCAGCACAGCG